GCATATGAAGCAGATGTAGTAAATATAACGTAACTAGCAGTGCGTGAAAATGAAGAAAATGAAGAAGTGACAGCATATGAAGCACTAGTAGCATTTTCTACAGTGAGAGCATTTAATGTTTGACGTGAATATCTACTAACTCTAGACATAACTTATTTTTATAATTTTTCTATATAATATGAATACCCAGTAATTGTATCTGATTCTTTAGTGTTTTGTGCTGCAAAAAATAAATATTGAGATTGACCCCAGTCTATATTTAGGAATTCTAGGTCATTAGTTTCAACATCATCTGAAAATCCATTGTATTTTGGAGAAATAATATGAGGAGATGATCCATCCGAGGGTATGATAATATCTCGTTTCATTTGTAAGTACTTGGATGAGGGGCCAGATTGAGAAGCGGCGATTAAAGTAGAAAAATTAAAATCGGGGTCGGTTCCTATATACATTCTAATGAAGGAAGAATTACTGGTTTGCTTTTTGTAGGCTCTATAATGAATACGAATTATATTTCCTTTAGTAAAAGTTCCACCGGGTATTAGTAAAGTATAAGTAGGGAGAGGACTTAGAGTACCAGTTACATCTGTTCCTTTTTTAGTTTCTTTAAATATGGGCCCAGAAGAATTTGTTTCAAATTCTACAGATCCATTTTCAGCATCTTGGAGAACAAGAATTTGTCCTACAAATGCGTTTCTTGAGTCTATTTTAGGAGTGTAGATATTAATTTGAGAATTATCTAGAAAAATCTGGGTTTTTTTTCCTTCATTTACTGCCTCAAGTTGGATACCTTTAGCATTGTTAAGAAAAAATGCATTAGTTTTTCCATTTATAGTAGTGCTTTGGGTTAGATCTCCTCCTAGCTGGATGTTGTCTCCGGTTTTGGTTAAACCATTATCTGCAGTAACATTATTTCCACTAGAGCCAGTGTCTACGGTAACTGTAAATTCATCTCCGTTTCCTCTAGTAAAAGTTACTTCATTAAGGTTAGTAGATGCAGTTACTACATATAATCCTTCAAGTTGTTTATCTTTAAGTATACTCATTTTTATGCAAATTTACCTATAGCTACTACTTCATCTGTTGATTCTAATACAAATCCTAATCTAGTTGTATTTAAAATTAAAGTACATGTTCCATCACCATTATCAACAAAGTCATCTACCGCATCAGGTTCAACCAATTGTCCATTTACAAAATAGGTAAATGAAGTTTTATCAACTGGTGGGAAACCATCAGGTGCTGTTAAAAATGCAGCAGCAAATGTTGCTGTTGAGTCTGTAGGGATAGAGGTAGCTAATAGGGGTTTATTAGTGTTTAAATATACTAATATATTATTATCTAAATTTATATTAACATTCGTAACATTAGTAACATTATTTACAATGTTTGGAGAATCAAGGATTTGAGTTGATGCTAATCTTGCGGGTGCCATATCAGTTGGAGTATTAATAATATTTTTAGTTCCTTCTACAGTTTCTAAAGTAAAAGATAATTTAGTTTTACTAGAGAATTTCCTTACAGCATTTAAATCTTTTTGAGGAATATCAGGTATAATATAACCAAATAATTTAATAGTAAAAGCACTTCTTACTACTCTTTCACTTCTTTCTGAGAGTTCAGTAGTAGTAGAAAAAGAATCAATTTTAACTTGAAATTTAAATCTTTCAGGATCTCCCCAATATGAATCTGAAGCATATTCAACTGTTTCAATTATTTTGGCTAATTGGTCATTGTAATAAGTAAAAATTACACAGTCATAGGTAATGCTTAAATAATCAGGTACTACAGTAGCATAATATGTTTTTTCAGGTAAAATACCATTTAAAGCATTAAATTTACTATATTCATTTTTTTTACTGTATCTGGTTCCATATACTGCAATGTTATTAGCTTCATTAGCATCTAACTTATTGGTTATATTTCTAAGCTTCTCAATATTATTTCTTTTAAACATAATAAGAGGAGCCATTATACGGCCGTTTAAATCCCTATAGTAACCATCAGCTTGATATGATTTCCATTTTTCAGGAGAACCATATATAATGGGGACAGGAATTCTTTCTCCATTCTGTATCACAAAAGGTTTAATAACGTTTTGAAAATAATACATTATGGACTCATCTATATCTTGAATACCAATAGATAAAGGTTTAACAGTATCATTTTTAAATGAAGTTTGCTCTGCTCTATTAAGAGTACCATCAGTACTAGGATTTCCGGTAGATTGAAAACCAGGAGAACCTGGGGGTGGATTATAAGGCTCTTGAAGAGAAATGCTAATTTCTCTTTGGGTTTTGGGTATAGGTTTTCTTGGGGTAGCCATTATAATCTTTGTTTAATAATGTTTAATCTATCAGCAGGTGTGTAGTGAGTTTCACAAATTACACTTACACTATAACCAAAATTTTCTAGTCCAGGATTTAATGGGTTAGCAGTATATGGGTAGTCAGGATCTTTACCTACAAAATATTGAGTATCATATGTGTTATCTACTTCAAAGTAACTTTCTTGATATAAAATGATATCTCCAATTTGAGGGACAACGTTAGCATCTAACAAATCATCTCTTAAAAAAGCTACTTTGATACTCCAATTAAAATCTACTCCCAATTCACTAGTACCATCAGTTTTGTTTTCAATAGTAATTAATGAATTAAATAATGATGGACCTTCATAGTATTTGCCTCCAGAAGCTTCACCATACATATTTACTATGGTTTTGTCTAAAACAAATTTATACAGAGCACATTGTTGAGTAATAATATTTCCCATCAACTCTCGGTTAATTTTTCTAATTAGACTTACATCTCTACTACCTCCAAATAGTGCCATTATCCTATGTATATTACCATTGGTACATTATTAATTTCTTGCTTTCTAAAATCACTTTCTTGAGCTCTTCTTTCAAGTAAAGATCTTTTAGAAGTTTCATCAAAGTATGCTCTAATTCTTTCAATTAAGGCTTGCTTTTCAGCTGTAGCAGCAGCTAATAAATCTGATTGGTTAAGAGTTACTTCTCTATCCGGGATAGGGACAGTACTGTATTTACCTCTAATATATCCAAGCATTTCTTTACATAGTGCCAGTGTGTATTCAAAAATCCATTGTCTACCAATAGAATTTATATATGAATACGTTGGATTAACATATGGAGCGTTAGAAGCATTACTTACTCCACCCGTTGATACTAACCCATTGTTAGCTCTATCATATATTTTTATATAATTAAACCACAAACGTCCTCCTCTAGTATCTGAATCTGAAGGGATTGGGAATATACGGAGTTTATTATTAATGAGTTGAAATGTGTAGTTAGATAAGCGTACTGTGTTGCTCATTTCAATAGCTTGCATAGTGCCCAAATCATAGGATAAAGGCATCATAAGATAACCAACACCATATCCACTACCTAGCATACCTCCACCATAAAGTCCAGCAGAAGGTACACCTCCTAATCCAGCAAATCCACCATACGGAGCATACAATTGGTTAATTGCAGGTAAAGGATAGTAGAATACTTGTTTAATTTCAATACCTCCAGAAATGTTATTATCTAAAGCCCATTGGGTTAAGTCATAATCTTGGATGCTAGAAGTTAAAGCAATAGAACCACTATAATAAGTTACATTTCCTCCTACTCCTGCTTCTTCACCATATTGTTGAGATAATCGAATTATACCTCCCATATTAGGGGTAAATACGGAGTTATTTGCAATTGAACTTGTGGATGCCCCCTCCAATGATAATAAATTATCTCGCACTTGATACGCATATAATTCATTACCATACGTGGTAATAGCCTCTTCAAATGCTGTGTAAAAATTTACATCTTGTAACTCAACATCTGTTAATGGATACCCTAATCTGCGAGCACAAAAAGTAACTACTTTATCAGCATCAGATTGGAATTGGAAATCATAATCATAAAATCCAAAGGGTGTATCTCCAGGTGTAAATGAAGAACTACCGGGATATATAGGGATATTAGCCATGGATAGGGTTTGTGTATAAATATTAGGAGAAAACAAAAGACCCTCAAATGGGGTCTTTTTGTATTATATAAATAATAAATTATAGAGTTTCTACACTTACGTATCTTACAACACTGCTATCTCCAGTATTACTATTTTGAAGATGAACAGTTATGAATTGACTTTGACCACCTCCAATAGGACGATATGTTATAGGTAATGCATTAGAAGCAGTAGTACTAGCAGTTACATCAGTAAGTGCTGATGAAGCTGTAGGAAATACAACGGTTCTGCCTGAGCTACTAACTACTAAAGTTCGCTCAAATTGGGCATATAATTGGTTTGCATCCATAGTGTACTGTCCTAAGAGATTAGTATCAGCTCCAGCAGTAGAGTCATCGTTGTAAACAGAAATAGTTGTAGTTCCAGCAGTACCTGTTTTAGTAATTAAAGCCTTTATGTGGTATATACTTCCCGTACCTATAGTTCCAAGAGATAAAGAACTTGATAAAGATAATGTTCTACCAGTAGTACCTGTTACTGTAGCGCCACCAGCTTGTCTAGCTACTACATGAGAAAAAGGATATGCACCGTCACCTGGAGGGGTAATGCTTCTATAAACTCCATTAACACTATCATTAGATATAACATATTTAGGAGTATATACTTTTGAAAGATCGTATTGTGCAAAAGAACCAGTAGGTGTATTACTTATAATATTCCCTGTAATTGTTGTAGTGCTTCCACTTAATGTAACACCATTAGCACCTACGAATGTTATTGTGCCGTTGGCAGGTCCAGTTAAATTAGTAAATCTACCTAAAGTTAAAGTAGCAATCCCCGATCCATCACTTCCAGTTATAGATCCAGTTAATATCATTCGGTTCTGTAATGTTAGTGAACCAGATATTATGGCTGAGCCGGTGTATGGGAAAGTAGCTCCTCCACCTCCAAGGGCACTTGAAGCTGTAGCATATACTCTACCACTGCCATCTATACCTAATACATTTACTATTGAACTTGTAGTTACAGAAGGTAATGAAAGGTATGATGGGTTACTCCAATCTAAGTGAACAGTAGTTCCATCATTAGCGTATAAATTTCTATTTTCCCAATCAATTGAGGTATTGGCTGAGCTATCGTAGGTTGCATTAGTAGCAAAATCTACAGTTGTACTACCAGCTGAGTTAAGATATCCATTCTCCCAATCTACAGCTACATTGCCACTACTATCATATAAAGAATATTGGGTTGTGTCTAGAACATTAGATGCTCCACTTTTAATTTTAAGGGAACCAGTTATAACAGCACTACCTGAGTATGGAAATGGTTGGGTTGAGGGTGAAGTTAAAGCATATGATGCTGTTAAAGCATTAACAGAGTAGCTAGATGTTAAAGCATATGATGATGTTCTAGCAAAACTAGCTGTTAAAGCATATGAGGAAGTTCTTGCATTACTAGCACTTACAGCATATGATGCTGTTACAGCATATGATGCCGTAATAGCATTTGATGCGGTAACTGCAGATGATGCTGTAACTGAAAGACTACCTGAAATGGTAATAGTATCTCCTGAATATGGTTGGATGAGGTTTACTTTTATAGTGCTCATTGCTGATGTATGGTTTTGTTATAAATATACACAAAAAAAGGCCTCCTTAGAGACCTTTTAATTTTTAAATTCAAGGTTATTAAACAGATCCTGAGAGGATACCTATTTGGAGTTGGAATGGTCCCTTGATAAGGCTATCACTTAATCCACCAGTTGAAAAGGTTTGGATAATTAATGCATTAGAGGAAGTAGTATATACTATAAATCCACTACTTGTATCACTTTGGTTTAAAGGAGTATAGGCGAATTGAATACCTAAACTACCTGTTGTAGATCCTGAAGAGACGGTGGGGGCAAAGTTACCTGAGGATACAAGTCGATATGTTCCGGCACTTAGTCTAGACCAAGATCCGGTAATGGAATTTTTGCCTCCTAATGAGGCGGTGATTGAGCCGGTTCCAGTTTGGGTTAAGCTTGCAGAATATAGTACGTAAAGGGGCATGTTATTTTATTTTTTGATAATGTTATTTATAAATATTACAATGATTCGTAATCTATCACTATTTTTACTTTAAGACCATTTATATATGCATTTTGGTTATGTTCGAGAAATACACCAAAATTACTTACATAATACATATCTAATGTTATTAATGAATAATCCTCTGCAATAGGGTCATATACAAGTCCATTGGGAATAGCTCCTAAAAGTGTCATTCCCGCTCCTTTACCTAAAAACATGTATGGTTGAGAATTATTAAAATATGGATTTGCATTTAAATCCAATTGATAATAAGTTGTCCCAGGATCACCAGGGTTAGCGGATAAATTTCCTGTAAAATCATATGCTGAAAGAGGCACATATCCTGGATTGAGGGGTACTAAAGTGCCTGGTGTTGAAAATGCAGTAGTTCCTAAGCTGTTTAGGATTAATCCACCTTGCCAAAATCCGGAAGTGTTAATAGAGTTAGCAAACGGAGTGTAAATATTAGTAATAAGAGTTTCTGCAACTGAACTATTAAGGAATTGAGGGTCAGCATGGATAGTAGTTCCTTGTTGATAAAAATCTAATCTAGCATCAGCTGAGTAATTTATGGATAGATATGATCCTATAGAAGAAGATAGATTAGTATATACCTTTATACTGTTTATTTTTTTCCAAGCAGTACTTGGGAGTTGAGAAACATTTGTATAAGCATATGTTACGTATTGGTTTCCAAATACAGTACTCCCTAAATAGGCATCATGTAAAGGTCTATTAAGTATATTATAGCTATCTATGTTTTGACCTATTCCTATCCCACCTGTTACATATATGTTATTACTAATTATACCTATAGCTTGATAAAAGAATTGATTTGGAGCAAGGCTTTGAGTTACAAGTATACCTCCAATTACATCAGATTGAACCACTCCACTAGGAGTAGGAGGAGATACAATAGACCAACCACCAGGGAGTGGATTCTCCCAACATACAAATTTATATGCTATACCATCAGAAGGAAGTGTAGTAGAGCTATTTGTGATACCATTAATACTTCCACCACTAACACCTGGAAAGATGTGAATTGGGATTCCACTAAGGTTGATTAATGTTACTTCTTTGCCTTTATTAGGGATTTGAGGAAGTTTAACACAGTAGTTATCAGCATTAGCATAACTTATAACATTTACCCCATAATTTAAAAATACAGTTCCGTTAGTAGTTGAAAATCCTAAAGAATCTAAAGATGAAGTTCCACTAGCAGAAATATTAGCTACAGGATTAACTACTCCATTACCTATATTTGGGAATCTTAAGTCTCCACTAGATGTAATAGCAGTACCTACAGATAAAGCACCTGAAATATAAGTAATAGAGGAGCTTAAATGTAAAGTATCACCAGAATAGGGTTGGGTGTTATTGACTTGTAATGTGCTCATGTTGGTTTTTGAGTATAAATATTATTAGGAATCAATGCCAATTATAAATTGTAGATTTCCTTTAATGAGGTTATTAGCTAAAGAGCTACTTGTTTCTCCAGCTATAGTATTAACAACTATATGCCTAAGAGAAGAACTCTGATATATAAAAATACTAGCTGTATCAGTGCTTGAAAAAGAAGGAGTATAGGTATAACCTATAACTAAACTTCCTGTTGCTGAGCCAGACGGTCTATAATCTGGGAATAGTCTAATAGACGAAGAAAAGATATATTTTCCTGGGGATGAGTATAACCATGATCCAGTGATGGTTGTATCTTTAGCGCTAACAGAAGCAGTTATAGGAGCTGATCCGGTTTGAGTTAAGCTAGCTGAGTATAGGGTTCTGAATGCCATTTTATTATAGGGGGTATTATTAAATAGGGGTATATTCTATTACCATTTGGAGTTGTAAGCCATTAATATAAACAGGAGTATAAAATATAGGTATAACTCCAAATCCACCATTCCATCTCATGTCATATACTCCAGATACTCCATTATCATTGGTTGCAGAAATAGTATCTACAATATAAGAACCAATTCCTTTAGTTATAAACGAAAAATATGGATCAGCAGTAGTCATATTAGATAAATTGTAGGTGTAATAAGTAGTACCCGGATCACCAACATTAGCTGCTAAATCTCCAGTAAAATCCATTTCACTAATAGGAACATAACTTGGATCAACAGGTGTAAAAGTACCAGGTACGTTATTAACAGTTAAAAGTCTTTGGTTAGAATAAGACATTATTCCTCCTCCTGCCCATATTGTAGGATCCCAGTATGGATCAATTTCTAAAGTATTGTGAGCGAAATCAAGGAGCTGGGTGTTATTAAAGTTAGTAAGAGCAGCAGTTGACGTAAAGTCACTGTTATATAGCGCAACAGTTCCAGGGTCATATAGCTCTACATATTCTGTAGTGCCTGCTATATATGGAGTAACATAAAAACTACCTGCAAATCTAATACTAGCTAACCCATTAGTGTGGGGAGAAATAAATTGTGCATAATTATTTGATTGCACATTTGATGCTGAGAAGTTGGTATAAATTGTTATAGTATTAATTTTAAGCCAAAATTCACTAGGATCGGATATATGGGTATACCAATTGTTAGGGGATATAGTAATTAATGCTGTTCCAACTGTTGCAATAGGTTGAATAAAGTAATTATTTGGGTTTGTTTGGGGAAAATAATTTCTAGAATACCCTGTAAACCCAGACGAACCTTCTCCTGAATATAGATACATAGCATCATTTACCATGGGAAGTTCATCCCACCATGCAAATCCTCCAGCAGCAGGCATACTAGCAGAAATAAGGATACCGCCAATAACCCCACTATTAACTACATTAGTGGTTCCAGTACTAACTAAAGACCAACCACCAGGAAGCGGATTTTCCCAGCATACAAATTTATACGCAGTGCCATTAGATGGAATAGTAATATCATTATTAATAAGACCATTCAAACTTCCACTAGTAGACCCAGGGAAGAGGTGAATATTCATACCACTATTATTAACAACTGTTACTTCTTTACCTTTAGTAGGAGTAAGAGGTAATCTTACACAATAGCTTTGGCTATTGGCAAATGTAATAACATTAACTCCATAATTTAAATAAGTAGAAGTATTAGTAAAATTATTTCCATTTGGATTTAAAGATGAAGTACCACTAGCGGATATGTTAATCACAGGATTAACTACTCCATCACCCATGTCTGGGAATCTTAGGTCTCCACTTGAAGTGATAGATCTATTAGCTATTAAATTTTCACTAGCTTCTACAAAAGTCCCGCTAACATTAAGGGTACTTCCAGAATATGGAAATATAGTATTTACTTGTAAAGTACTCATGTTTTTTTTATATATTTTTATTATGGGTATGGAACGTAATCTATAATAACTTTTAATTTTAAGCCATCTATGTATGCTCTTCTATCTAAAAGAAAACGGAAACCAAAATTTGAAAAATACCAAATATCTATCTGGTCACCATCAGCATCTGTAATTCCTGGAGGTGTTGTGGCTATATTAAACATACCTACACCCTTACCAAAACTATTACCCCAAGAACTGCTAGAGTTATCACTATTGCTACGATCAGTATAATAATATGTTGTACCAGGATCGCCTGGGTTAGTAGATAAGTACCCGGTCCAGTCAAAGGTAGAAGTAGGAACATAGTTAGGGTCTGCAGGAGTAAAAGTACCAGGTATATAGTCTATAATAGAAGAATTACCATTATAAGTACTATAAAAAGGACCCATTGAAGCATATCCGTATCCCCCTGGGAAACTAAGATCATCTAGCGCTAAGTCGTTAAAAAATTCAGGCACTCCTGAAGTATTGTTAAACCAGTTTACATAGGTAGGGTCTTCATAATCAAAATAATTTGCTTCTGTAGTAGTACCTGTTTTAAAGAACCCTATATTACCATGATATACAACGACAAAATTAATAGGGTCAGGGGATGAAGATTCTCCAGAAGAAGATAAATTAGTAAGTATTGTTATATTATTTATTTTTCTAATATTAGGTTCTGGGGTGAAAAACGCATATGGAGATGTAGGGCCTGTACCATAGTGACCAGCACCATGAAGATTTCCATTAAGTAAATAAGAGCCGTTGGCGAATTCAGCAGCAGAAAAAGTGGTTTGACCTCCTAAATCATATAAAGTATTACTAACAAATGCGTTAACTTGGTAAAAAGTTGAGGTAGAAAACGCGCTTTGGGTTATAAGTAAACCTCCAATTACATCGGATTGAATAACGGTAGAAGCACCCGCACTAACTAAAGACCAACCTCCAGGAAGCGGGTTTTCCCAACACACGAATTTATATGCTATACCATCAGAGGGAATAGTAATATCATTACCTACAACACTATTAACACTTCCTCCTTCTACTCCAGGAAACACATATACTGGGAGTCCACTGAGGTTGACTAGGGTTACTTCTTTACCTTTAGTAGGTGTAGAAGGTAATTTAACACAGTAGTTATCTGCATCTGAGTAATTTATAACATTAATTCCATAGTTTAGGAATGTTGTAGAGGTAGTAGTAGATATACCTATAGGGCTAAGTGATGAGGTTCCGCTAGCAGAAACATCAGTTACAGGGTTAACTACCCCTGTTCCCATATTTGGGAATCTTAAATCTCCACTAGAAGTAATAGAAGTATTAACTGTTAGTGATCCAGATATTAATACGGTAGATCCACTTAAAATTAGTGTATCTCCGGAATATGGTTGGAGGGTATTTACTTGTAAAGTACTCATGTGTATATTAAGATAATCTTATTTGTAATGTGTTTCCATTTCTATAAATTCCACCAACGACTACACCTAAAAGAGCAGCAGCAGCATCACTTATAGCATTAGGAAGGGTATTTAAATCTAAAGTTACACTTCCGTTAAGGTTAGTTTCACCACTAACTTGCAATGTTTGTGATTGAAGTTGTTGTGGAGTAGCTATTTCACCTAAAACAGTAAGGAATGAATTATTTTGTACAATAGCTTCATTAGGTAATCCAACAGTAGGTCCAAATAATACAGCATTGTTATTTGAAGGTACATCTATGTTATAGTTAACAATCTGTGGAGTAACAAATGTACCATCTACAGTTACAGATCCTGTTACTGTTACAGTATCATTAGCATATGTAAAGCTTGGGCTACCAGCAAATGTATCATTATCATTGAATTGTATCTCAGTATTGTTACCACCTGGAGTTCCACTTCCACCGCTACCTGATGATGCTTCTATATATCCTAATCTGCCTGTAGTAGGATTAAAACTTACTACATATCCTGAAGCGGATAATGGGATGCCTTGAAGGAATACATTAGATGCGCTTATTTGGAAATGAGAAGCAGATGCAAATAATAAATTGCGTCTGTTACTAACTGATGTGCCTCCACCTATAATAAATGCGCTTTGAGAAGCAACAGCAAGGTTATATTGACCTACTACAGTTTGATATGAACCTGTAGCTATGGAATATAAACCTTCAGCGTGGGAATAATTACCTGTTGCTGTTGTAAGGCGTCCTTCAGCATGTGAACCTACACCTGTTGCTTGAGTAGAATCACCTTCAGCATGTGAGTAGTTACCAGTAGCAGAAGCATTATTACCTTCAGCATGTGATGCTTCACCAGTAGCAGAGGTTTTAGAACCTTCAGCATGTGCTCCTATTCCTGAAGCTGTATTACCTGTACCTTCAGCATGTGAATAAAGACCTGATGCTACAGTAAGTTGTCCTTGTGCGTGTGAAAAATTACCGCTAGAAGTTACTGAGACACCTTGAGAAAATGATCCTGTTCCTGAAGCTTGGTTAAGTCTACCAACAGAAAATGAACCTCGTCTGCCTATACTACCTGAACCAGCTATAAGGGTTTCTACATAAACCATCCCACTAGATAATGGATTTCCGGTTACTCCTAATTCGCCTATGGCTTTAATAGAAGCTACTACTCCTCCTGTAGCTGTAGTAAAGTTTACAGATCCAGTTCCTACATAAACCGATTTCCAGAATTGGGTTTCAGAACCCAAGGATAAATCATTATTACCTGAAGGAGGGAGGAGTGGGGAGGAAAGTTGAATACCACCACTTGAATTAATGCTTATACTTGAGGTGGTTTTATTACCACCTGAACCTGATACAAATTTGATAGATCCATCACCTACCCATACATCAGCCCAAGCATGGTTTTCATCTCCTAAACTAAAGCTAGAAGTTACGATTCCATTTATTGGATCTAGATCATAGCCAGATGCAGGAATAATACTTCCTGATATGGACATAGACCCAGAAATACCGTGGGATCCGGTGAAGTATCTAAAATTATTATCAATTTCGTCAGTAGTTAACGGGCGATTGATTTCACTTCTAAATGTTAATGCCATGTCTGTTTTATTTATAAATATGTTGTAATTTTATGAGGATGCCACAAAATACTCGAGTTGAACATTAGCTACTTCTGCTTTTGCTTTTATTGTATCATAATAAATAAAGCTAGAGTAATAATCTTCATCTCCGATTCCAGTTACAACATAGTCGCCGTTTTGTGAAGCATTAAAGTCAGCATTACCAAACATTAATGATTTTCCGGCTTCTAATTTAAATAAAACACTTTCTTGAGATATATTGAGTATATATATTAATACGTAATTTTCTGAATCTAGATTAGTAATTCGAATGTATTTAACATCCGATTTAACAAACGATCCAGCAACTTGTTCTTCTTCACTATCAACAAACTTTAAAAGCTGGATACCAGAACCACTAAAATTAGTAGCGATAGTATCAATTCTTCTAAGAGTTTGATTGACTCCTGAGATAATATGGGAGTTAAAGAGATTTTCTTTATTACCATTAGGCAGGGTTATGTTCTCTTGAATAGTTACTGTTAAGTCGGCCATGTCTAGATTTTGTCATAAATATGGGAAAAATCAGTTTAGATCCCTATATTCAGAATATGTTTTCAAAATCGGTTCTACAATTTCATGGCGATGATTTGTTTTTAGTGCTATGATTTTTACTCCGGAAATATTTTCTTCTAGTCTAAGAAAAAACCCAATACCACTATCTTTTCTGTTTTTTAAATCGGTTTGAGTAATATCTCCACAGAATACCATTTTACCTCCTTTACCCAAACGACTCAACATCATTTCTGTTTGACTATGGGTAATATTTTGACATTCATCTACTATAACAAAAGAATTAGGGAAGGTTCTACCTCTCATAAACGCAAAAGGTACAATTTCAATTTCACCTTCTGCTATCATTTTGTCAATTTTAGCTTTGTCATACAATAAGTACAAATTAGCATAGATAGGAGCCAACCATGGATCCATTTTTTCTTTAAGATCACCTGGTAGAAAACCAATTTCTTCTTTAGATACAGTAGGGCGAGTAATAATAATTTTTTCAAGTTCACGTTTAAAGACCAGGTCTAAAGCTGCTTGACATGCCACTAAAGTTTTACCACTACCAGCCATACCTTTTATAAGTACGACTGGGTTGTCTAAAATGAGTTGCTTGGCTTCTTTTTGCTCAGCATTAAGCTCAATTTTAAACTTAATAGGATTTTTGGGTTTTCTTTTGTTTTGGAAAACCTCATCATTGTAATCGTTTGATGACATATTATTTATATATTAGTTTTACTAGTTTGTCTACTCCTGCTTCTACGTGCATTGTATCGGAGTGAATAAGTTCAAAATCATAACGCTTATCTAATGGTAATACTAAGTCTACTTGACTTCCCCAACGAATTAAACTAAACCTATCATTTTGTGAAACTAATGTATTTTGGTCATGAACAAAATGAGCTATAACATCTACATCTTCGTCTGCAATTTGGATTAAGTAGTAAGTATAATCTAGTCTAGGAGAGTAGATTTTATTAAACATTCGTTCATTGTTTTTTAAATACTCTATCATATTTTTAGGGTTGATAGCAGCATTTAAAATATCTTTCTCTAAAGCCAACATGGGTTTATTAGTAGATTCTATTGAATCTAACGGTTTCCATGATAAATGACCTCCATATGGTATACGATTAATATGTACATCATAAAATGACATAAAAATACCAATAACTAAAGAAGGTTGATTATAATCTTTATCCCCCATTACATCCTTAAGGGTGTAATTTTTACCTTTAATTTCTACAATGGCTTCATCTGGGTTTTCTATATATTTTTGATATAAAATAGTTCCATCAGCTGGTGAGTAGAAATGTTCATTGTCAATATAGTTAGGACGCATCGGATCTCTAAAGAAAAATACGTTACCTAATTGATCTAAAGGGAGTTTTTCTAATTTGGCTACGTCAGTATCGAGCCATTCTTCCATTGGTTTAGCCATGTCTATTAGATCAAAGTTTTATTGTAATCAACATAATTTAAATGCATCAACATACAGCTCAATAAAGCTCCTGATTTCATATATTCAGAGAGATTAAAAATAACAGGTTCCATACCTTCATGAGCACATATTTTTTCCAGTGACTGGATTTTGTGGGCTTCAAGGGTATAAAGTTCGTCTGTCTTTTTAAGTTCAGAAATATTAGAAGCACATAAGATGGCATTACCTAAACGCACAGAATTTGTAATACCTCCAAATGCATCATCTTCACTTACATCTACAATATCGGTGTATTTACTTAATATATTCAATTCATCTTGTGAATATAACGAAGTACATATCATTGTTTTATCTTTAGATATAGGAAATACTGAGCAATCTAAATGGTATAGATATTCTTCTATCATTTCTACGGTAATAATATTCATATCAAATTCTTTAGACATCCATTCGTATGTTTCTTTTTGTGAACGGATACCATATCCTCCTATATACGTGTTACCATGTAAATACTTTAAATCCGCTTCACCTTCCCACTTATGTGGGCTGATGTGTGTTTTGTAACCCATCATATCAAAGAATTTTTTACCAACATGTTCTTCACCTTGTCTAGGTTCTGAAGTGTAGTTGGAAAGCAATATGGTATTTTCTTTTAGATGAGGCAAATATATACCAAGATTAGCTACATATACTTGATCTTGAAAATTACCTTCAGCTGGGAGAACATAGCATAATCCGGAGCCGGCTATAAAATTATAAAGATCTAGAAATTGTTTATATGCTTTATTGCGATTTACTTTTAAATCATCCGGAGAAAGTTCTTTCATCCAGATATTATTTGGACTTGAAGTGTCCAAAGTAAATGGAAAATTCATTACATAGGACGGAACACTTAATTGCGACGGAGTTTCTTTCATTTTATATATACTTTTATTTTCATATAAATATAAGTAAAACCTACTAAATATAAAAACCTATATAAAGAAAAGAAAAAAAAAGGCCGGATAAATCCGGCCTCTTTTAATTTATAAAATTATGATTAGAGAGCATTCAAGCCACTAACAAAAATTCTACCATAGAATTCAGGACGTAACATCTTCTTAGCGTAGCGAGTCAACAGACCTTTACGTGGAGTGAAGGTATTTGGATCGTACACAAGAGGAGTCATAATCAACGGAATATATGGAGCAAATACAGCACCAGCTTCCAAGAATTGGCTACCACGGAAACCTAACAAGATCACGTTTTCGGTCATGTATGGGTTCTTATAAACTTGGTAGCGACCATTCAATGAACCGGCTTTCTGTACACCAAATGCATATTCCATCTGAGCAGCATCACCATTGTTGTTAGCAGCGAATCCTGGGATTGATTCGAGAACTGTAGCAACTGTTGGAGAGCATACCAAGAAGTTAGCACCACCACGAAGAGTCAACTGGTGAATCTTGTTGCTAAGCTTTTGAATCTTAGTACCAAGAGTTTGGAACCATTGGCCCTGGGTGTTGTAGAAACCAGTTTGTGAGGTTGAAGTTGGGAAGTCGAATCCATTAGTGTTTGCACTGTTGTAAACACCGTTGTTCAACACAGTCCAGTATTCATCACCAGCACCAGCATCTTCAATCAACATATCCATGATTTCGAGGTCAATTTCCAATGAAATATACTCGCTCATGATGTTAGTCAATTCAGCTTCAGCATCCAAGTTTTGATATGCATTCAAGTCTTGAGCAAATTCAGGAGTCCATACTGCCTTTAACTTTTTAGTCTTAGCTGTAATGGCTTGAGATTGCATCGAGATGTTAATTTCTGGGATAGAAATTGTAGTTGCACTCTGAGCGTTTGGAACTGAGTATGAAGTAGCTGCAGTATCTTCAAAATCACCACGAGCATTATCAGCAGTCTTCTTGTTATAGAAAACAGTGAATGTAGAAGCAGCTACTGGAGTAGTGTTAGAAGCAGTAACAAAGAAGGTAATCAATGAGTTAGTGTAATCATAGGTTGTAAATGCAGGCAAGTTATTACCAGCAGTAACTACAGAAGCTGAAGTGATTACAAATGCTCTTACACCATCTGGGTCGAAGTTAGCAGAAATAGAACCAGTTGGGATGGTAATTTTTCTAACTTGGCTAGCAGCAACAGAAGCAGAAAGCGAAGAGTCAAAACCAACCTCAGCCCAAGTAGCAGCACCTGCAGCATAACCTGAAACAGATGAGCTTACTGAAGAAGAGAATTGGTTAGTAGAGTAAGCAAAGCGACCAGCACCATACAAACCACCAGAAGGAGCTGGGGTTGCGAATGGATATCGGCCACCAGTATTGCGATTACCGTACATAGAACCACCTGAAGAGAATGGGTTTTTATCAGTGCCGTACTGGAAATCCAAGAAGAATACCAGACCAGAAGGCAAGTTCATTGGTTGAACGCTAACGAATTCTTTCGCTGCGATCTGACCAAATACCTTACGTACCAATGGCAGTGCGATACCAGCCCACTGCTCACCAGTACCTACAGTAAATGTAGCACCAGTGCCAGTTTGAGATGATTCAATTACTAATTGTTTTGCTTGGTTTTCAAGCATAAGAGACATGTTGTTCTTATCAGTCTCACTTCCGAGACCTTCCAACAACCCTGTCTTAGCCCACTTGTGGGCCAGTTTAGCTGCATCGCTTTGGAGTGATTTCCAAGGATTTGCAGATTCTAAAAGGTTCTGAATTGTGTTCATTTTGTAAAAAAATATAATTTTAGTTAATAGTTTTTATTTAATCCCGGCGAGTTTTTGCATACGAGCAAATACTTCATTGGTTTCAATAATTGGTTGTTTTTGTGCAACACCCATTGCTTTAGAAGCAGATCCTAATGATTCTTTAATAGGTGAAGGTTTAGTTTTAGTAGCAAGACCTTCGCTTAAAGTTTCAAATACGAGTTTAGCTTCTTTAACAGTTGTCGCTTTATCAAAAGTAGTTAATACTTTGATTTTTTCAGCTTCAGTAAGGTTTTTAGCTTTGAAGATTTTATTAGTGTAAAGAAGTTTAGCATTTAATAAATTTACTTCATTCAACTCAGCTTTCAATTGAGTAATAACGTCTAATGCTTCTTCTAATTCCTTATTAACATTAGGAACAGGAATTGCATTTTCAGCTACAGTATCATCAGCTAAGGCTTCAAATAATTCTAATTCAGCTAAAAGTTCATCTACATTAATTTCATCTACAGGTTCTAAAGGCATTTCACCTTCTTCATCTGCTTCACCCCCCATCATTTCTGAATCTTCTGGGGTGAGACCTAAATCTGCTAAAACGTCACGTACAAGGTCTGTAAAGGTTTCCATGTCCATGTCTTCGAAATCAATTTCCTCTTCAGATTCTTCTTCAGATTCTTCTTCTTTCATAGCATCTTCACTTTCACTCACCATTTCTTCAGCTTCATCCATTACTGGGTCAGCTTCTTCAAGGGCTTCGAGTTCCTTTAAGATTTCTTCTAGGTCCATTTCTTCAAGATTTTCTTGGGCAGGCTCCATTGATTCTTCATACCCCATGTTCTCAGTTTCAATTTCTTCAGCTTCATCTAATTGTTCTAGCTTAGCGGAAAACATATTTTTGAGATGGGGAGTGAATGCTTCTTCAAGAGCTGCTTTTGCACTAGCGATAGCTGTTTCTTTAACAGCTTTAGCATCGGCGATGGCTTCTTTAAATAAGTCTTTACTCATTTTGATTTTCTCCTCAATTAAATTGTTTTTGGAAATACGTTTATTATAAAACGTAATGGAAAGTTAATTAGTAAATATCGCATAAGAATGATCAAAGAGATCGCGATATATTCTAATATACATATATGGGGATTTATCAAAATTACCCAGGGCAAAAAGAAATGCCTCTTTTTCAAGAGGCATCAGTCTTAAAATTCTATTTTAAGAGGGGTTACCATATAGGACAAGTTCCATTAGAACACAATATATCAGTAATAATAGAATTGACTTTAGCATGCTTGTTATCGTTATCTGTTTTTCCTTCATTTAATTTACCCATATATGAACCTGGGTTAGAAGGGGTTGATACGAAATCCCAACATAAAAGTTCAAAATCATCTTGTACTTCCATTAATTCACCCATTTGTTTAAGTGAACCCATACCACGAGATGAAACACCTACTGGTATGTTGTTTTGAAAGAGAGATGTAAGGATATTACCTGAAGGGGTAGGGAGCAGTTCAATAACCCCCATTACATTATCTCCATCCCACCAAATTTGTTTGATATTATGGGAAACATTCTTTAGGTTAATAATAGAAGAATCAGGGTGGTCAAGTTCACCTAATGCTCTATTAGTGTTAACATTTTCCATATACTTATTGATTTCTCTTTCCCATAACTCTCTTGAGTAATAACGACCATTGCCATTTTTAACCTCAGCAGTTGCTAAGATACCTTTAACCAGTAAATTACCATTCTCACTTCTTTCTTCAGTGAGCATAGCAGATTTACCTGCAAAAAGTTGAGTTTCAATAAGTATTTGTTTCATAATTATTTAGCGTCTTTTGTGCCTGGGATTTCCTTCATACCTGCTTTTTTAAGTGCAGTTGTAGATGCTGAACTAGTAGCTACTACAGGTTTATCGGTTGAGGTAGTAGGGTCATCAAATAATGCTTCATCAACATCTTTTTTACCTTTATTTAATTTCTTTTTAGCTGATTCTAGTTTTTTAATATCAGCATTTAATTCTTTAATTTTTTTAGGATTAACAGAATCTTCTTCGAGTTCAGTTAAAGTAGTTAACGCTTTAAGTTTTTTCTTGCGCTTGGTAATTTCTTCATCAATTTTTTTACCCATAGCTTTTTTCTTAGCATCTTCACCTACTTCTTCAATTTCTTTCATATTAAGTGCTTCCTTAATAAGAGTAGATATTGTTGAGCGTAATTTAGATTCTTCTAAAGATTCATTCATTGAGTTATATGGGGGAAGATCTACTTCAGTCCAACCTAACCATGCACCTGCTTTTAGTGCTGCTTGATAGTATTCTTCAGCTTTTGTTAAGTCACCTTCACTGTATGCTTCTAAACCTTTTTCGTAATATTCATTAGCCTGGGCCATACTTTCCATATCCGAATCTCTATCACCATCTGAATCATCATACATTGCTGATTCGCTTAGATTACCGTATCCTGAAGATTTATATTTACCCTTAGCTGGTTTTGATTCGCCTAATCCTGGGGCATCTGTGGTGTAACCTATGCCTTTAATACCAAATTGAGCATTTTCAACATAGTGGTTAATATTTTTAACTAAATTTTTAGCCACAATAGACTTTACTTCATCTACACTTTTATCCTTATTTTTAGGATCTTTAATTTCAGCATAGTATCCTACTAAAAATGCTTGACCATAAACATTATCAATGTTTTTAGGATCTTTATAATCATAGCCTTGAGTAGCCATATCGGTTACTTCTTTAGTAGTTTCTTTTTCTATAGCTTTAGCTTCTTTAGCTTCAGTTAAGTTTTTTAGGTACTGTAGGCCAAAATCTTCTATGTTTTTCTTTAACAGCTCATATTGGGCTATCATTTCTTCATATTGGGCATCATCCTCTTCTTCCCCTTCATTTTGAGGCTTTTTAGCATCTTTAGCTGCTTGTTTCATAGATTCTTTTTTATTGCCATCGTTATCTAAATCTAAGAAATCAGGTTTAGCTTTTTTAGCTTCTGTTGTATTTTCAAATTTAATACCACTAGTAGCTCCTTGTTGTAAAGCCATTACTACATCAAATTCTCCAACATTAAATTTAGAAGCGGCATCTTTCATTGAAACACGACCTGCATTTTGATTATAATATTCAACAGCTTTTTTGATGTTTTCTTGATTTTTAGCAGTATCATCTTCTTTAAGTTTATTCATATTCTCATTAAAGATAGAATGCCAATCAGGTGTTTTACCTTTAGTAACTACACCACCAATACCCTCACTTAAAATACTTTTATTTTTTAAGATACCAACAGCATCATCATATGATGTATATTGATTTACGTATTCTGGGAAGATATTGCGTACTGATTTCATGAAGAAATCTTTATTGCCCTTACCTTCTTTAATAAGGTTATATTGTTCTTGAAGTGTTTTCATTGTGTTTATTGGGGTTGAAAAAGTTCTATTAAATCATCTAAATATTCCTTAGCAGTACTAGTACTATAACGTAAATCATACGATGGATTAGCTTTATAGTAATTTAATGTATCTTGTTTAGCTGCGGATATTAATGGGATGAGCTCATTAATTTGAGACTCAAGTTTATCATAATCTGTAATGCGGCCAGCTACATGCTGTTTTAATTCTTTATCGTCTATACCAAGACTATCAAGATAACTTTGTAAATCAAATGCCGCTTCTTCTTTAAGCGGTTTACCCCATAAATGTTTTATAATAAATTTAGATTTTTTATTTAATTGGGATTGATTTACTTTTTTAAAACCTAACTTATCTACATAATAATTTTTAGCTACCCCAGCAACCGGAGTAGGATATGACATATCCTGTCCCGGAGAATAAGAAGCACCAGTACCCGTAGCACTCATTTCTTTAATAGTAGTGCGAATAAGTTCTTTTATGTGTTTGGGGAGAGTGGTCATGAAATTTGTTTTAATTCTTCTAACAATTCATAATATTGGAGTAAACTAACCATATGATCATTAGTTACTGGGGATGTTTTGTCTAATTCAGTTAAGAATGTGGTTACTTCTGTTAACTTAATTTTGGTTACAGCATCCTTAATATTAGGAAGAAGTTGAAGGATTTCTTCTTTAATTTCAGATATCTTAGTGTTGTAAAAAGTTTTTAATTTTACAACCGAGTCAGTAGAATTGATAAATTCTTTTAGGACTAGTTTTTGGTTAGAGTTTAAGTTATTATACTTAGTATTAAACTTTTCTAAAAGAATCTTATATGTTAAAGTGCGTAAATCTTTATCATATGATTTAAATTCTTCCATAACTTCTTCTTCTACAGTCTTTTTATCCACATTAGAAGAAGTCAAATGCTCTAATAAAGTTAACTTATTGTTAATAATTTGATTAGGATTTGAAGGAGAATTTTGGGTATAATTTTCTAATAAAATATATATAGAAGCTTGGGTTTTATAATTAGGAAGTTTAGTTTTAAAAAACTCATCTATATTATAGTGTTGCTTAACTTCTTTTATCAAATTATATTTTTGTCTTTTTAATACGGACTGGTTAAGGTGTTTAGCCGAGTCAATGACTGTTGAGATAACTATATCTGCTTTGGCTTCACTAATGTTGGTATGCTTTAGGAGAGTTTCATATAGTTTATATTCTCTTCCTAATTCAGTTTTGATAAAATGTTTTTTAAGAATATCAACAGCCTTAGATTCTTTGTTAGATAGTGTATCAGATGTAATCTGTCTTACTAACAATTCAAAAATAATCCCAGTATTTTTGTATTTGGAATGTTTGATTTCCATCAAATTTTTTATTATAAATATATATGAGCCCTTATTCCTTTATTTGAGATTCGTCTAATAGTGATTCCTTTTCCTTATCAGTATTAAATACTAATTTTTTGTTTAGACTTTCAAATAAAATTCTATTTTTAGATAATGAAGAGTGGGCTGTTTCTAAAGCTAAAGGTGAGCCTCCTTTAAAATTATTTTTTAAATTTTTATCCTCACCAGTATCATCACCTTGTTTCATACCCATTGCTCCTAATCTATCTTTACCAAGTGCATTGTCTTGGGTACCAATATCAGAAACTTTCTCTTCAGGACGACCTTGTTCTAAATCCTCTCCATATCCTGCAGGTACTCCTTCGGAATTACTAGCATATCGACCTTTACCATATAAATAAGCTAAATCATGTGGGGTACCATAAGATTTACCAGATTCAACAGGATCGTTACCTTCATTTTCAATTTGTTTTAATCTGAAGATACGTTTTTGGTCTTGGATAATTAGATCTCTATATTCATCGTATTGGTCTTCACTGAGGTGGAATATATTATCGTAGATCCAGTCTGTGGGGAGCAATTTACCATCAACTATGTTTTTAGCTAAATCTACTTTTTCTTTCATCAATGCTATTCTCTCTTGGTCATAAATGATTGAAGGAGTAGTTAATGAAATTTCAAAGTTGGTTAGATTATCACCTTTGTAACCCTGTGTATATAAATGTACTAAAGCAATTTTATACAACTCAGATAACATAATACGTTGTATGCGGTCAATAGTACGAGCAAAACGAATATCTTCAGCTGCTAATGTTGCTTTACCCGTTAAATCTTTTTCATAGCCCATAAATGCTTTAGGTACTTTTAGAGCAGCAAATAGTTTATCTCTTAAATAAACTACGTCATCCATACCTGTATATTCTAAGCCTTTAGTAGGTTCAATTCTAGTAGTAGTATCATTACCTCTAACTGGTATGTAAAAGTCCTCTAGTGAGTTTTGGAGGTTATATTTTAAATTATATTCCCCACTTTCAGGGTCCATGTATGGAGTGCGCTTCATAGAAGTAATAGTCTTCTGCATGAAGTTTTCAACTTCATTTGGAGGAATAGAACCTACATTAACATAAAAAATACGTTTTTCTGGAGCGCGGACAATACGGTGAATGAGCATTGCATCTTCCATAAGTACGTATTGCTTAAATAGCTTACGAGCTGGTTCTAGATATGAGCGGCCGTATGGGAGGTAATTGACATCAGTCATGAGTCTAAAGTGAGCCATTTCATAATTGTCAAAATACAAAGCATTTTCATCTTGTTTCTTATAGGAACCAAAAGAATTTGGAACTCCATAATATCCTGTTCCTCCAGCATATCCATCAGGATTAAACTTAAATCTAATAGCAGCCGGGGAATCTCTATCATATCCCTCTTCACGCATTATATGATATGCTGTGTATGGAATAACATTGTAGACTCCAAATTTTTCTGCGATTTCTAGTTTAAGGAAAAAATCACCGTATTTACACATTTGGCGAACCCAAGACCAAAGATTAAATTCAATATTCAATACATCATAAAATAAATTATAAAGTATTCTTTGAACATCTTCATCACTACTTCTTATTTGAAGTACTTCTCCCATGTCATTTTTAAGAGTACACTCATCTGCTATTATATCTAATGCTGAGGAAATAATGGCATCAGTATCCATAGAATCATAGTCTGAGTAAAGTTGAGGGCGAAGATACTGGTAGTTAAGATTTAATTGGGAGCCATATAATGAAGTGGTGTTGGTGGAATAGATTCGATTAAAACGATCCATAAGGGAATTATTCATGTATTCCCCAGTAGTTTGGATGCTATTAACATCCATTACTTTTAATTCATTCCCCCCGGCATTACGAATTATTACATCAGTAGAAAATAAACGTCTTAGTCGGGTAAATATATTTGTATCTGCCATTTTTGGGTTTGTTTATAAATAAATATTAGAATAACCACCTTAGGTCTTCTTGTTGACCTTTTATACCCATATTATACGGATTATTTTGAGAACTCCCACCATAAATGCCCTTAGATGCATTATTTGTTGAAGAAATATTATTTAAAGCGGTTCGAGTCATATCTAAACTCTGTTGTTGAAACTTTAGTGATGTGTCTCTTAAAAACATAGCCATCCCAAAACTCATTACCAAGTCATCATTGTAACCAGATTGAGCTTCAGGGCGACCGTTTTTCCAAACGAACACCTTCATTTCTTCCAATAAACGTTTTGATTGAATAGTCACAGAGCGATCACCGATATACTCTCTAAATTTATTTATAACCAAAGGTCTGGTTCTTAAAGACATTGTAAATCCAGGAGTCATTGAAGAATCTCCTTCATATACTCTTAAATAAGATTCAGCGGTAAGTTGTTCACTTTTGGGTGAGTGATAAAGATTTCTATATCCTCTTTCAATTATGGAGTCTAATGTAGCCCAGCCTATGTTAGCATTTTCTACTACTAGTAAAGCATTATTATACTCAGATGCTAATCCTACTAAGAAATAACCAAATTCTTTAGGAGGTAATTGACCTCTATATTCAGCTACTTGAATGTTAGTTGCAATGTCAATCACATGAGCTGCAGAAAAGTCTTTGCCATCTCCTCTAGCTACGTCAGCAGTAATGATGTAATCACGAGTTTAGTCTGCTGGTTCCCATACCCATAAATTTTGGTCGGCTCCTCGTTTTTCAATAGGGTCCTTGATGTTAGTTTCTTTAATAAAATCTATCCATTCAGGATAAAATACTACATCGCCTGAGGTGCTAAAGTCACAGTCACACTCTTGTGCTGCTATTCTAGGATCACCTAATAATTCATCTTGTTTTTTTCTCCAAGCATCATCACGTTCAGGGTGAACAAACCATGGAAGTTTAATAGGCAAAAAATCATTTTCTTGAGATTCTGCTCTAACCCATGTTTGGTGAAACCAGTTACCTGTGCCATATGGTGTAGATAATACTATAGCTCCACCACCCGTTGCTAAGGTTTGTTGGGCTGAAGCCCAGATTTCACCAATTCCTTCAATAAATGCTGCTTCATCTACAATAAGAAGAGATACTGCTTCTGATCGACCTGCATCACTGCTAGCAGAAGTGGCTTTAATTTGAGAGCCATTACTAAGGCGTAGAGATAATTTGTTGTTCTCTTCAGCAGGTACTTTTAGCCAAGATGGTAAATTTTCAAACATGAATTTAACCTTGGTAACCATGTTACGGGCTGTTTCCTGTTTGGTAGCTATACAAAGTACATTTTTATCTTTATGAAACAACATTAGCCACAGAGAATAACCTGCAGCTAATGTTGAAATTCCTAGTTGTCGAGATTTAAGAACTATAGAGTATGGATTATCTTTCCATAAATTTAGTACTTTACCTTGAAATGGATAAAGATTAAAATGCACTCTACCTCGTTGAGGATGCTGGATAAAGCAGTATTTGTTCATAAAGTGCGC